TAATGGGGTGAGTTTCAACCCGGGAGAGACTACAGCAGCGAATACCCTCGATGACTACGAGGAAGGCGTATTTACCCCTGTCTTGACCGGGACGACGAGTGCATCGGGCGTGGGGTATGACACACAAACAGGTATTTACACAAAGGTCGGCAATCGGGTCACTTTCAATATAACGATCAATCTGAGTAGCAAAGGCACTATCGCTGGGTATTTAAAGATTACAGGTCTGCCGTTTACGAATGGAGTGAGTCAGAATGGGATCACGACGACCAAGGCGGCCAATGTCGTTATGGGTGATTACTTCAAGGCGTGGGCACCGGTATACGGCAGTAGTGCATTTATGTATCTCTTCATGGTGAAGGAAAATGTCGATACTGGCACCACCCAAATGGATACGGACGAGATTACGAACAACACCGAATTTGAAATTACTGGCAGTTACTCGGTCTGAGGAGAATTTTGATGGCACTGACGAAAGAAGTTGTGGCAGACAAGATTGAAGTACTTGAACTTGGTCCGGTACAAGTTAGAACAGCAACAGTCCTTAAGGAAGATGGCGAGGAACTGACTCGCACATTTCACCGGCATGTACTAGTGCCGAGTGATAAATCCTCAGGTGCTTGGGAGGATTCGGATATCTCTGGTGAGGATGCACGGGTGCAAGATATTTGCACTGCTGCCTGGACCCCAGAAGTGAAAGCTGCTTATCAGGCACACCAAGATGCGATTAGTATAAACTAGGAGGAGACATGGGTTGGCTAGCTCTTGGAATGAAACTCTTTCCGTACATCGTCGAAGCGGTGCAATGGGTGGAGAAGTTCGTGACACAGAAAGGCAAGTACAAGCAGGATGCTGCCGTCTACCTAGTAAAGAGTGTTCTGGGCATCGCGGAACAGGGAGTTAACAAGGATCTCCTCGATGACGAAGAGGTCGAAGAAGCTACCCGCAAGGTCATTGATGCGGTAGTAGCCTTGCAGAATATCATATCGTCTCATGCACGAAATAGGTAGTGTTCTCGTCGATAGGCGCCAAACGAACCGCCGTGCTCACGAAGAGTGGTACGCCTGTGCGCGATGCGGGTTTGACTATCCACGTCATCAAGTCTCGGTGCAGAACGGTCAGATCTTGTGTTTTGGCGTAAACACCACCAACTGTCAAGACATGCCGGGACACGACGCATATATGAGGGACCTTGAAGTGCCTCGAGAGAAGACACCGGAGTCGCTTCCGGAGACACACGAGGACCTATAATGGACTCCTCAGTATTCCTGGAAGTGGGCGTAGGATTCGTAGTTGTAAAGATGCTCTTCGACACGGTTACGTCTGCTCAGGTAAAGCTGCGTAAGCCAACGGAATTGATCCCTATCGAAGAGTGGCGTGAGCTCCAAAAGCAGGTCACGGATCTTCGAGTAGAGATGGGACAGATCAAGACCTTGATTCGAGGGCGAATAAATGGCAAGACCGACGTTTGACGATTTCGATGCCCGGGTGCTTCTTCGTCTAGGTAACAGAACAGACATAACCGCGGGCATGCGAAATCAGTCCCTGGACAGTGCGTACTATTACGTTGCTAACGTATTCGAGCATCCGATCCTTGAGAAGTCTGCAACGGCGACGTTGTCGGCAGCTGCCGAGAGTTTCACCCTGTCCGCTACGGACTTTTGGTGGCCTACGATCGTGAAGGACACGACGAATGACAGGGTACTCCTGCCTCGAGAGATGGAGTCGTTGGAACGTAATCGTAAGACTACCGGAAATCCAGGAGTGTATGCCTACTACGGGAATGCGTTCTATGTTGATAGGAAGCCCGCAGCCAATACAACTATGAAGGTTTTCTACGTTGCGCGGCCTGCGGAACCTAGTGGTTCGGATAACTCCGTGATGGATGAAGTGTTTGACATGCTCATTCCTATGTACGCAGCGATGTTCGCGTTTGAGGATGTTCGGGACTTCGATGAGCGCGACGAACAGAACGCTGCAACGAACAGCTACTTGTCCCGGATGAAGATTCCGTGGAGGCAAGAGCGTCTCTCTGATGCCTCTGCAGGTATGCGCGTGAGGATGCGATAATGGCCCACACCCAAGCAATAGATGAAGCTACACCGGCTGGAACAGATTCGGCTTCTGGTGGAGCTGCGCAGTTCAGGAACCTGAAGCGGGACATCCGGCAGCGGATGGAGCTCCAACATTATTGGAACGATGCTCTGACAGGTGCCGAGGAAGACGGCAAACACGTTAACATTACGATCGGTGGGTCCGGCGTCACAGCAAACACCGCTCTCATTGCTGCAGCTGGAGGAAGTCTGACAGGTAGCGATGCTACGTCCTTCATTGATGTAGCGGGAACTTGGAATACTACCGGAACGCCGACCGCGATTAAGCTAAACGTAACAGACACTGCTAGTAATGCTGCGTCCAAGATCATAGATCTACAAGTCGGAGGCGTATCCACATTCTCCGTTACTAAAGGCGGCAACCTTGCATGTGCGGCCGATATCACTATAGCCGGTGATCTTGTCGTTTCTGGGACCGGACCTCATGCAATTGGTGGAGCAACGAATGATTACACTCGACTGAGGTTGCTTGGTAACTTCACCAGCGGTGGTGCGGGAACGACAGCATACGGTGTCGCTGTCGTTGGAACAATCACGGGGCATAGTGCAGACTCATCGGCGATTGCTGGCATGAATCTGGACACCAGTCTCACAACTGCTGGTTCTGCCACAACCGTTGCACAACTCTATGTCGCTGAGCCGAAGATCACTGTCGGTTCTGGCACCGTCACAAACTCGGCCACCGTGTACATCGAGGCGGCTGCCACGGAAGCGTCTTCAAATTATGCCCTTCTAGTTGGTGCAGGTGCGACGAAGCTTGGTGGAACTCTTGAATGTACCGATACAGGAGTTGCTTCTCTTAAAGTAGGTGGCGGTCTTACAATAGGTACAGGCCCAGTTACTCTTGTAGGTACAGACGGAAAGATTAGTGGGCCATTAAGCTCGACTATTATTGATAATTTAAGTGGAGCAAATCTAACGACATTAAATCTTGGTCGTTCATCGAATACGGGAACAGTTGAAACTGCTAGACTAGGTAGTGGAACAGCAAGCTCTAGTACTTTCCTTCGTGGAGATCAGAGTTGGGCTGCTGCTGTGACGGGGCTTCCGATCCTGCAGGTCGTATCAGCTACCAATGCTACGCAGAACGCGATCACATCTACGAGCTACGTAGACACGAATCTCACTGCCTCTATCACACCCGCATCAACGGCGAACAAGATATTGGTTCTTGTATCTCAGAACCTTGTTGCTTCTTCAGTAAATCCTGGAGTTCTATCCGCTGCAGGAGCAGACGTTCAGTTGCTTCGAGGACCTTCCACTCAGATCGCTGTCATGTGTGCTGACGGGATGAATCAGACTAATGAGGGTTCAGGAACACTCACAGCGATGATCTACGATGCACCAAGTAGCACGAGTTCCGTGACATACAAGACACAGATGAAGGTAGCGTCGGGTGGAGACGGCGACTCTCGAGTGTATGCCCAGAGGAACAGTGGGACGAGCAGTATCGTACTGATCGAGCTGGATCTGTAATATGGCGAAACGTCAACAGCACCGCTTGTGGAAAGAGATTCAGCCGATAGGTGGCGTTCATCTGAACGTCCCGGCCGATGCTATTCCCGAAGGCGGCAGCCCTGACATGAACAACTGCTTCATAGATGGGAATACCCTGGCAAAGCGTCCTGGCTACGAGCAGTGGGGTTCTGGAGCTGTTCATGCATCGGAACGTGTCACGGGCATTTTCAGTGTGCAGGCTGAGGATGATACAACACATCTCTTCGTCACGAGTCAGACGCAGCTGAAGAAGTATGCTGGTAGCAATTGGAGTGCTGCTTTCTCCGGGCCTGCACTTTCCGGAGGTAATGAAAAGCTGTTCGACTGGACCGTGTCTCAGAACGCTGTATGCTTCTGCCAGGGCAGCAATCAGGTCCTGCGAGTGCCGTTCTCAGGAACGACGTACGCAATCCTGGATACGAACTGTCCACCGGCATACTTCCTTACACGATACGCTGATAGGCTGTTCCTGGGCTACACCGTTGAAAGTGGTCAGCCAAAGCCTTTCCGCGCACGGCGAAGTGTGAATGGTGATGACACGGATTGGACGGGCATAGGTTCTGGCTTCACGGACCTATCAGAGTTTCCATATCACATCAAGGGAATATCCAAGCACGGTTCTTCTATGATCGTTGCGACCGAGAGTGCGATATGGACAGGTACTCGAACCAGCAACGCTGGAGCGCCAGTTCAGTTCTTTCCCATTACAACTGACGTGGGCGTCTATGCACAGTACACTCTGATAGGGCGAGGCCAGGATCATCTCTTTCTTGGAGATGACAACATATACGGCTTGTCCGGTACGACTGCCGTACCCATTGGAGAGCGGGTCCGAGATACTATCTTCGCGATCCTGAACGTGAACAAGAAGCACATGGACTTCTCCGCGGTCAAGGTGGACTCTCAGGAATGGCTCTTGTTCCTGTGCACGGGAGAAAACGAAGTTCCGGACACCGCTTGGGTATGGCATTGGGGAAAGGATGCTTTCTATCCCTGGAGTGTGAATGGTCCGCTGTGTGCGACGATTCACAGGATGGACGCCTCTCGTGCGTGGGATGACTTGACCACTACTTGGGCGGCGACGACGTGGGAATGGGCCTCGACGGCCATGCAGACGAACTACCCCGCTCTGATCACGGGACACTCAGACGGGAAGGCCTATCGTTGGTCCGAGGAGTTCATGAGTGACGCAGGGACAGCCATCGACTGTCGCTGGACGTCGCGCGACTTCGGATCTGATGATCTTGGAGCAGGGCCCGGCCATAAGGTAACTCTTCGTCAGGTAGCCATCACCTACAGGGATACAGGCTCTCCATGTACCCTGAAGTTCTACTTCTCCTCTGATGGAGGTTCCTCCTGGGCCGGGCCCTATCCAGTAACGTTTGGTGGGGGAACAGAAGGATACAAGACGACGAACCTGTGGCACCAGACAACGGGAGATAGGATCAGGTTTAAGATCGAGAACAACACTGCGGACGAGACGTTCCGTATTTCTGCGTTCAACCTCGAGTTCGAGGTGAGAGGAGCACAGTTGTATGCCTAGCGCACAACCGGTCACTGAGACGGAGACCGTGCAAGACAACGAGTATTACACCGTTCAACCGGAAGACCTGGTTGAGCTGAATAAGATGGACCCGGAAAAGGTACAGCAGCTAGTCATGAACTACAACGAGCTGTCTATCCCGAAGGAAGATACGTTGATCTTCTTACAGCATCTTACCGCGCGCAAGGATGCCTGGTTCGTAGAGATAGGGCCGGTAGGTCTTGTCTTCTTGACGAATATCATTCTTGGTCGCGATGCTGACCTGAACGTGCTGTTCTGGGATGGCCGACTTAGGAAGGACAGGAAGGCTGCTGTTCGGGCTGTCGTGGCCAGTGCCTTTAAGACATTCAAGCTCCCAAGGATCTCGGCGGTAGTACCGGGAACGAATGCGGCACTGCAACGCTTGCTCGGTGATGTGGGCTTGGCTACAGAAGGCACAATACGAAAAGGGTGGAGCGTGAATCCCTCTGTTGATTCTGTATATATGGGCATCCTGGAGGAAGAAGCAAAATGGCCAGTACTCCCCGTGATTTCTTCGGTCTAGACATGCTCCTGCCGGACTGGGCATATGGAAATATGCCGCAGAACACGGCACAGACTGGCTCGGGCCCAGGAACCCGAAACAGGCAAACATCCGATACCACGAACACGTCTGGACGACAGCCTAATGGCGTGCCCTCGTTTGATCCGAATACGATATTCGATTCGGGCACCAACTTTTCTAACTATAATAACTTCTCCGATCCGTTTGCCTCGTATACTAATCCAGGCATGTTCAGCGGCGACTTCGCTAATATCAATACGGCTACGCCTTCGGGCACGAATGGGCAGAACGTGCAGTCTGAGAATGTGGGTGAGGAAGGGTGCGTTGACATTGGTGAGAGAGCCGATAAGCTGGCTTGCGAAGCCACACAGGATTGTTTCTGGGTGCCCTACGACTGGAACTGTCCTAATGGGGAGGGATACTGTCATTGCGGGACAGATAAACCAAAAACGAAGTGTGGTCATGATCCTGAGGGTCAGGCCTACTACGATCCAGAATGCGATTGCTGCAAATGTAGGAACGGGGGAGAATACATCATAGGCCCGGATGGCATTCCGTCTTGTACCTCAACCAAGTCAACTGAAGGGTGCAATCCTGAAGAAGGCAATCAGATAGACTGTGAGAAGGAAAAGGGTCCGGGCTATGTCAAGGAATGTATACAGGTAGCCGGTTCTGACCCTCCAGAGTACTATTGGACATGTACGCAGATTTCTACTTCCGGTGGGGGTGGGGCAGGAGGTAGTGGAGGAGCTGGAGGAGCTGGAGGTACTGGCGGTGGTGGCGGCTCCAGCAACGTGACCGTCAATACTGCTGGGCAGGAAAACACTATCCCGCAAGATCTTATTCCCCTACGATACATCCTTGGCAAGCTGCTTTCCGGGAGAGTTCAGTACGACCAGCCAAAGTACCCTGGAAGTCTCCAGCAAGGCATTCCACCTGAGTACGCTCAGGTCCTTGATCTGCTCCGGGGAGCTAGTGGGCGCTTCGGCGAAGCAACTGCTGGAGCACGCGGTGCGTATCAGGGGATGCTCGGAACGGACCTGGTCAATCCTCTTCTAGGTAGACTTGCACAGTTTCAGGATCCACTGACTCGTGCGCTTGCAGGACCGCAAGATCCTACGGCCCGTCAGAATCTTCAGTTCCTCGCGAACACGGGAGGCCAGCAAGATCTCACAGGCGTGATGGATGCGATTCGGGCACGTGGGATGCAGGACATCGAAGACTTCCAGGCTTCAGAGCGAGAGCGCTTTGGAGGCATGGGTCTCTCGTCTGGTTCCGACGTTTCCGAGTCACTGGGTAGAGGTACGTCGCGTGGCATTGCACAGATGGTTCAGCAGCAGCAAGCCTTGCAAGCTCAGGCAGCATTCCAGCGTTCTCAGACACGTCTCGGAGCATCAAGTACACTTGGCGGTCTAGACATCAGCGAGATCGGGTCTCTGATCAGTGCCATGCAGACAGGTTCGTCAATCGCAGGGATGACCACTAATGCAGCTATCCAACAAGCAGCGCTACGTGCTCAGGGTGCTCAGGGCTTAGGAGGCCTCGCACAGGCCGGGTACGGAATGGATCAAGCATTGGCTACCGCAACTGGCGGAGTCGGGGATATCAGGAAACAGCTCGCTGATGCGAACATGGCAAGGCAATACAACGATTGGATGAGGATGCAGCAGCCTAGTCCGTACCTGAGTGCCGCGCTAAGTTACGCTACCGGCTTCCCACCGAGGCCTAATGCGAAGCCAGTAATTCCAGAGAGGTCGGGTGGCGGTCTGGGAAGCATCCTAAGCGCGTTGGCTATGGGTGGGATGAGCATGCTGGGCGGCTTCGGTGCTGGCGGATACTTTGGAGGAACTTCGTAGATGGCAATAACACGTGAAACGCCTGATGCAATCTACTACGATGCTGGTGGTGGCGATAACTGGGCACAGCTGCTTGCGATGATACTGCCTCGTCTTCTGGGGCAGCTTCAACAGCAGGGCTACGAGAAAAACAGGCGCGAGGCGAATGCGACGAAGCTGTATACTGATCTCATGCAGCTGCCTCCTGAGATACAAGCCGCCTTGCAGCAAGACGAAGGCTATATGAGGATGTTGAGTAGGCAGGGCGTCCCTGTAGACTTTACGAATACCGCGTTCGATCCAAATTTGCCGCCTGACCACTTCAAGATGGCTAAGGATATGATGCCTGCGGGCATGGCGGGATATGCTCCTCCACCTACTGAGACCGCTACAGGACTAGTGGATCCGCAGGGACAACCACCTGATTGGCCCTTGTTCCCACCGAGAGCCAACCTGCCTGAGGAGCAGCTGCAGCTTGACAATCTTCGGGCTAGCATAGCCTCAAGGCAGGCTACTCAAGCCAACCAACAGGCTCAGGCCGGGCGGGAGATGTTTGGGTTTAACGAAGACAGGCTCAATGCCGAGTCTCAAACCCTTATCGATACTTGGATACGGAATCCTGCCTCCTCGCCAGAATCTACGGGTGCGGCGCTCTCGGCGTGGATGCGATTGTATCCTGACAAGCTAGAAGACTTTGCCCGGCTGCTTGCAATGAGGACGGGACAGGTCGTTGATGGTGGAACTCTCGAGGAAGGTAAGCAGTGGGGCAACCAGGAAGTAATAACCAATCTGATCAACCAGTTTGACTGGAGTCCCCAACAGACGTTTGAACAGGCCATGCTGAAACGCCAGGAGATCACGCAAGGGCTGATAAATGATCAATATACGCTGCAAACGGCCAACTGTGTAGGAAATTACGTGGCGGGTCTGATGATAGGTAACGTCCCACGGGACGAAGGAGGAAACGTTGTAGATGATCAGGTCTGTATGGCAAGCGATCCTCACTATCTGGCTATGAAACAGAACGGCCTGCCGAATCCTCAGCCCCTGAGTAGATTCTACCAGGATTTTCAAACTGCAGCTGCTACAGAGACCCGTGCTCGGCAAAATCACACGCTGGAGGCAATTAAGCAGCTTCAGGTGATTGCCAACTTGGGCCAGGAAGAAGGGGCGTTCTGTGAAGCTTGTACCTCGCTACAAGCTTACGTGTACTCACAGGCTGTTGCAAGTGGGGCTGGTGCTAGCACTGCAGCGATTGGAGCTTGGACACAGCAGGCGTACGACAAGGGCGACCTCCCTATCAGTGAGGAGGAGTGGAAAGACGGCAATTGGTTGGCGACTTGGTTAGCCAATCGCGAAGAGACACAGAAAAAGCGTCAGCAAATAAACAGTTTGTCTCTGACAGCAGCACAGCTCACGGCGGAGCGCGACGCGGGCCAAGACCGGAAGGTCCTGGCAGTAATAACGGACCTGGGCGATGTTATGTCACAGTGCGCGTCTCTGGAATCTGGTTCGGTGGAGAGAACGGCGTGTCAGGAGACTGTGCTGCCTACACTGATGATGTATATGGAAGACTACAAGAAACGTATCGACATGATGTACCCGCAGGGTGGAGCCATGCCGGAGATAGAGAGTAAGAATTTCATTCTGGGCGTCCTGACGAATTTCATTTATGGCCAACAGAGGGGCGTGAACATGTTGCTGTCTCCAGGAGAAAAGATCCCTCTTGACGCTTATGAGAGTGCTGGAGGTCCGCTGGATACTCTCCAGCTGGGTCCTGAGTATGCATCTCAGTATGAGAGCTTTCGCCAGTCGATAGATGCAGGAGGCGTGACACCTGCCGCGCTGGATAGATTCCGGAGCTCCATGTGGACGCCAGATGATGATTGGAAAACTCTCGACGTTGACGCCTCCAAGCAATTCCTGAAAGCTGCAGAGGGGGCAGGTATTCTAACTCCTGGAGTGTTACAGGGGTTGAATCTCCCGACGACCGCAAATGGTGAATGGACTGGAGAGATTCCGGATGGATACTTGACGCCGTTACTGCCAACGCTGGCAGGTCGAGCCAATCCTATATCCCTGGAAGGCATCGAGGGTACACTGAACAGGCTGTTACTTGATTCCCAGGCAGAATTAGCCAAAGGCAATCCGGCCAGTACAGATGAGTTCCTGGGTGAGTTTGTGGGGACACTTGAGACTATTGCCAGTAATGTGGGTACCAATCAGGCGCAGAAGGATCTGATAAACGAGCTCACTAGTCTCACCCTCCAGATAGGAAAAGGGGAGTTGCCGTTTCTCGTATTGCCTATGATACTAGCTCGAAAAACAGGTAGGCGGATCGGGCCGGGAGAAGACGGATCGTACGCCTTGTACCCCGAACCCGAAATGCTCGACACGCTACTCAGTATCCTGGGCGAGGTAGGACGGAATGCCATTCCACAAAGTTTTGGAGCCGGGATGTCTGGCTCTGTCCGAATGCCTCCAGGACCGCCGACAACAGGGAGATAGGAGTACTTACTAGTGCCAGGATTAGCGCAGGCCCTTAAGTCGTATGCAGAAATGCTCGCACGCATTCAGAGTCCGACCATGGCTGGAGCTGAGGCAACATCGAGCACAGCTTTGTTGGCCAGATTGGAGCAACTCAGAGCATCTCTGAATCCCGAGGATAAAGAACCCGAGCCTGAGCTTCCGAAGCCTATTCCGGAATGGTCTCTGTCCACCTCTCCCCGCGCAAGACGCATCACGGAGGTGCTAGACGGTGATACCGTTATGTTGGACGGCGGATACGGTCGTGCCAGACTGTTCCTTCCCGAGGGCCTTAACGCTCAGGAGATGAGTGAGCCCGGGGGGGCTCAGATGAAATCCTTCCTTCAGCAGTTTGTAGGGAGGCAAGTGCACGTTGAGGACAGTCCAGAAGGAGCCGATGCATACGGTCGGGCACTCGTGAGGCTTACCTCTCCTACAGGAGAGTATGATATCAACCTCATGATGAAGGAGCAGATATCGAAGTTCTCTGAGGCGTACATTGCTGCTGCTCCTGATGATGAGAGAATAGTCGAGGCTCTGAAACAGAACGTCGGAATCTCCTGGAGAAAGGGTCTTACCTATTCTCTCGGTCGCTTGGCGCCACGAAGGGTGAGTACGTGGAATGCGATACAGGAGAGGAATAATAGGTTGATTACCGCGAACTGGCAAGCTGACAGAGAACGGGCAGGGCGCACATCTGACACGGGTACGTATGAAGATATCCAGTCTCAGGCGGCTCTGGCTCTTGCTGCACCGGCTGAGTTTGCGGGCATTATGGCATCGGCAATTCCTTTCGCTGTGGCTGCAAACGCCCCGTTCAGCGTACGTATGGCCACGACAAAGTGGGCGGGCTGGGGGTCGCAGTTCGCACGGTCCGCCGGAGCAGGCGTAACAACCGATGCAATGTTCTCGGCTGGCGCATATCTGGAAGATGGCCAGAGTTGGGCAACGCACATGGCAGTCAACATGGCCATAGGAGGTGTGTTGGAGCCCGCCTTCGTTCTGCCATTCATGAAGGTGGCTCTGAAGAACGAAATCGGCCTGACCTGGAGTCGCGCACAGGTCAGAAACTGGGCAAAGAAGCATGGCCTCCCCAAAGAGGAAGCTGAAGCTTGGTTTGCAACCTCACGGGTCGATCCCTCTAGGATGTCGCCTGACGAAGCTGCGGATCTTGCAGATACCATAGCTAACACTCGACCCGCAGGGAATGAAGCCTCTCCTGTGATGCCACAGACCCCCCAAGAGAATCAGGTTTTCATGGCTTTGGCAGCTCATCGAAATCTGACTCTGGATAAAAGGGAGCCTGCGGTGATCCTGAATGCCAACGAGCTGTCAACGCCCACTACGGCGGTAGACGTTGACTTCATTACCACCGACGGTCGGATACTGGAAGTGCCTACTATACCGAAACTGGGTGCGACCCTGGAAGATGGTACGACAGTAACTGCAGAGATACGCGAGGACATTTTCGAACAGATACGCCAAATGGCCGGCGATGCACACTATCAAGATGCGATGCACTATGGGGAGGACGCATCTCAGTTTAGGATCGGGCAGGTGCGTGGCGTTAGTCAAGATGAGATCCTTGATGTATGGAACAATCTGTTCGACCCTGACAGGCTCGCACTTCTGGAAAGGCGGGGTTGGACTGACGCGGAGCAGGCCGCTCCCTCCGATCTGAGATGGGACGCTAGTGACTTTGATAACGGCGAGTTCGTGCGCCAGAGTGCTTGCGGATCCCCGTGTGAAACGCGTTTCGGATCAGTTGTTAGTGGAACAGGTTCGAAGGCTGACTACTCTCTGGATCCTGAACTAGGCATCTCCGTCTGGTCAAAGGAGGGTGTTCCGTGGTGGCTAGGCCGCTTCCGTGCTAATGTTCAGGGACGCGGAATCCTGACCCTCAACGCGCGCGACGTTTCGAGCTTGTCAGAGTTGGACAAACACGTGCTTGCGGCCCAGCAGGCACGGTTCGATTCAACGTATGCTGCTGTCCGCGAGGGTGGTGATGCAAAGCGAACTGCGGAGGTGGTTCAGAAGGCCAGAGCGTTCGGCAACAGAACTGTTCGTAGGATAAAGAACGGTCTCAACGTCAGTGATCGGCCGACGACGGCGAACGCCGCAAAGCTTCTGGAGCTGAGTTGGGCTCCTGCTATTAGAGGGTCCAAAGAGAGTTTCTGGAAGGCTCTGAAAGGGATCAACATCGTCCAGAATGGCAAGCAGCTCACCGCAGACGAGAAGCTCTTGCAGTATATCACCGCTCTCACGGACCGCGTGCTACGGGGTGGAGAAATTACAGTATCGCAGAAGAGGATGTTTCCCTACCTGGCAAGACTTGAGGGCAAGGTACGAGCTGGAGAGGTAGCGCCTGATTTCGATCCCAGTCCTATTGCGCGATCTCGCGCACAGGTAATCTCCGAGGAAGCCGACGCTATCGCCAAAGCAAGAGGACGGGGTTTGGGGGAAGAACCCAAAGGCGTACCAAGCGCACTGGAAGCGCAACGTGCCGCGATAAGAGCGAAGCTCGAGGATCTTCCCGCTGAGGTTGGTGCAGGAGCCGATCTCTATAAGAGCAGAACGGGTCGCGCAACGCTGTATGGTAAGGAACGGGCCGATCTAGAGGCTGAGCTTGCCGGGGTAGAGGAACAGATAGCTGCGCAGCAGGCTGGGCCACAATTCCAGGGAGAAGAGGTTTCTCAGGTCGGTTTGTTCACGGGTCAAGTAGAACGGAATGTGGTTACGCCTCCAGGCTATAGTGGTGCCACGTCCGATGTCTACTCGCCTGCAGGTGGTGGGGGAGCTCCTGCAGCTGATCCTAGATATGGTACGGGACGCTCAAAGTTCGCTGCGGAGATGCGTCAGGTAGCTGTCGAGCTTAGACAGACATCGTTCTCTGGAGAAGGAGAGGCTTTGTCTCCCTACGCCATTCAGACGAAGCTTACTCGTCAGACTGCAGATCCACAGCCCGCCGAGTTGAGAACGATGCAATCGCAGATACGAGCACAGCAACAAAAGATCGATGACCTGCTTGCCACGCGCGTAGAGGACAGGTATGATCCAGCGCTCATCCAGGGTGGTGCAACGCGGTTCGAGGAGCTTCAGCCTGGCGAGAAGGTTCCGTTCAGCCTGGAACTCCAGAAGGAATATGACGTACTAGCAGAGTTAAACATTAGATACGCTGAGGGAGAGGTACAGGTTGGCATAGAACGCGCGAGCATGGAACTTCAGGTCATTCAGAGGATGAGAACGGGCCTTGTCCTTGAGGGACGAAGCCAAATGTCTCCTGATAAGGCTCGTGCTAACATGCAGAGGATTTCGCAGATAGATTCTCGAGCGCAGTTCCTGCAGAATCGTATTCAGCGAGCCGAGGGCCTTCAGCGTTCCATTCAGGCAGATCATGCTAGAGGGTCACAGGTACAGGCAGCTCCAGGAGAGATGTTAGTTGATTTCGGTCACGGTCCAGAGGCTGTACCGCGTGGGCAGATCCAACTTCTCAGACCGACACTCGAAGTCCAGCCTCGAGGAACGAAGGCGGTCCCGAGGTTCGTACGGATATCTGCTATGAGTACGTCGGAGCCCCGGACGGGTCTTATCTTGCATCGCGCAAACAGGGGACCGGGCTTCGATCCTAACACAGGAAAGATCCTACCGGAACCTGAACAAACTGGCTACGTTATCATCCCAGGAGATGGGATGATGTGGCCTTGGCTCGACAGACTGCAAGCTTCCCGTGAGGTGTTTGGAGCTGAAGACGTAGGCACGTTCTTCCACGTTGATGCGTACGGCAATGTCCAGCTTACGGTGCACAACACACGATCCGTGTTGCCAAATAGACCCGGAAATGCTACAGAGGGATTCCCAAGAGACTCTGTCCAGGGAATGCGGGAAGCAAGAGAGGGCTTAGCGAGCAGAGAGCGTATGGCACTGGGAGACGTTACTTCAGAGCAGTATGGCTTTCCCGTACAGCCGGAGCGTGGGCCCAGATCTACAGAACATGCTGCGTCGCCTGAGTTCATGAGAGGCGGACGGCAACATCTCGATCCCACACGGCCAGGACAGATTCATGGCTACGATGCAGCAGGTCGACCGATTGACATCGAAACTCAGCCGGCTACTCCATTAGGCTATGAAGGGCAGTTTCGCGCACGTCATGAAGTCGGTGAGGATCTCTATGGAGGACGGCTACAGGACATGTACGATCCTATGCTCTATCGTTATGAAGATAAACCCCTGTTCGATGAGTTCGGGAATCCTGTAGCCGATATGGACGCTGCTCAGGCGGCCGTTGACGTCAGGAAAGAGTACCTTGATTATGGTGGAGACTTGGGCAGCCTGTCTCCGGCAGACCGTCAAGCAGTGCTCATGGGCGACATGGAAATTGAAGATGCTCTGTCTGGAGCACGCCGTCTTAGACAGGACGTTCCTGAGGGTGTTCAGATACTCGATCCTGACGTAGAGGGCGTAGGCGTCTACACGGTCCTGTCTGAAGCAGAGGGCGGACCATATCAGATGAACAAGGACTTCTTCCAGAATCCGCATCTCTGGGGCACTGAGGCTCCTACACGCGTGGTTCATGCAGTCCGAGGCGCACAGAAGCTGATCAAGTTCGGCCTTGACCCAGAGACGAAGGTCAGCGTGGTCCACTCCGCGAAGGGGAATAACTACCATCCTGACGTTTCACCTGACATGACTCTCAAGGAGCTTGCGGAAGCGCAGATGCCTCAAGCGGGTCCTGCCCAGCTAATGGACCTGGCTAAGGACGCGGGCGTAGGCATAGAGTTCCACGGAACAGGAGCGTGGGTCTACGCGCCAGGAAGAGAGCCACTGAAGTTCTCGGAGACACTAGAGGCAGCGGAGTATCTTAAGACCATTCAGGTAGAACTCCCAGCCCTGAACATTGAAGACGGCCTGGAGAGAGCACTTAACATGGGTCGGGCGAGACATGTCGATCCCGAGATAGATAGTAAGGCTTGGGTACCGACAGAGCTACAAGTGCAACTGGGCATGATGGTTAAGGACGGCAAGAGGATGGTTGCAGAGCTGCGTTACGCCGAGGGTAACTTAGACCAGTTCCGCGCAGTCTTCGATGTGGACTCGGGTCAGAATGTTCTGGATAAGGCACGCTCAGGCAAGTACGAAATAGGTCCTGACGGCAGTATGGTCTTGCCGAATGACCAGTTCCACTATGTCGAGTTACCCAGAAAGGCTGGAGTCTCTCCTGCGATGCCATCGAACAGGGTTGCGATTATCAATAAGCCCGCAGCTGCCTCTCACATTGCCCAACACCGCAATCTCCTAGTTAGGATAGGAATAAACCCCGATGCCAGCCCTACGCACCCTCATGGCATGTCAGTAGATCAAGTTATCGTGGAGCTTGACCGTCTTCCTCAAGGCCTTGACTTCTTCTCTGATGATCCCATGTCTGCGGTGATGTATACGTTCCAAAGGCAGAAAGGGTTGACCGAGAACTTCTCTGCTGCGAAGATCATAGATGACGGAGCTGGCCCGCGTCGTCAGTACTCGCTCGAAGAAAAGGACGCGTGGAACTGGAATGTCTGTAGAAGATAAGGAGCACCTATGCCACCAGATGATTGCGCACCGCCAGACGATCCGGATATGAGAAACTTGGAAGATGTTGTCCAGGTTCCTGAAAGCATGAGATTCAGGGGCGGTGCAGGGTCCAGGATGGTCAATGGTCAGGGTGCTGCAGAGGATGTTTTTTCTAACCCTGCAGCCGCTTCGGAAATAGCGAGCGGTCATGCTTCGTTGAACCGTGAGAGGTCTTACAATGCAGAGACGGGAAAACAGACGCCGTCGTGGCAGATAAACTTGCTGCCTGGCGGCCCAATGTTCCTCGAGATTCAGACTGCGAATCCCAGGTGGAAGATTTGGGATTGGTGGAGTAACATTGAGGCGGCTCGGAGTAATGTACGCACGCAAGTAGATCCCTACATAGACGAAGCGAAGACGATATTTCAGAATCTCAGGCGTCAACAAGGCACGGAGAGTAAGTTCTACAGTAACCTTGGTGAGCGAATGAACGTTCAACGTGTGTTGGAAGCTGAAGGGTTGCAGCGGGGAGGTAAGATCTCTCTTAAAGAGTTGCAACAGCTCAAGACGGCTCTGGGTCCAGACATTACTCGTGCTGCTGAGCTCCTAGAAGACTTGTGGATGCGCTACGCTCAGAGCTTGGGATATACGCCGGAACAGATGCAGAAATTCCTAGATAATATGCCTCTCATTAGGAAGAGGGGAGACTTGTCCACACATGAGACAGGCGCTGCTCGTGCTGCTGAGGGTCCCGGTGGTGAAGCTCAACCAGCTCAGAGATTTCCCTCTCTTGTTGAGGGAATGCCTGGAATGCGGCGAGATAATCTCTTGCCTGTGGATCAGCATGTTCCCTTGAACGCGGATAGGATCGCTTCGGACTTGGATCCTGATATAAAGATGGGGACCCTCCAGCTGGGAGAGTTCGAATATGATGCGTGGAGAATTACGTCCACTATCATGCGCAAGCTGGGAGAGCATAGGTACCTGGCTCCCACCTGGAATAGCGTCAAGAAACAGTTCGACCTGGCACGCAAGCCAGCAGATAAGGGCGGCTTGGGCATGCCCGGAGACATCGCAGAAGCCTTTCAGAGGTACGCACGTGTAGCCCGTCATATTCCAGACGAGACTCAGATCAACCTTGCCAGGATGATGGCGAATGTAGATGCGTTCATGGTTAAAGCCTCAGGAGGATTGTATAAGGGTGCGAAAACGGATGACGCGTTCTACGGCATGACGCAAAGCCTTCTAGGAGTAAACTACTGGGCTAACATGGGCTTCAATGTTGGGATAGTGGTACGTAACTCCTTTCAAGCATACTTCACGTCGTATCCTATCGTAGGCGAGAGGGCTATGGCCGCGGGCGTGAAATGGGCTTCTCGTCCCAGCGCGATTGTGGGAGATGAGTTTGGAGGAATGTATAAGGGGCTGACACGAGGCGAGGCTACGTTTAAGCTGGACGTTGCTGCTAGGACTGGGGTACCCCAGCAGGTTAGGGACATGGAAAAGGCAACTCAGTCTCTTGGCATGTCGGGAATGCCTGGAGTACAGAAGATGTGGGAAGGGTACAGGAATCTGGGCTGGTTGGGATTTCACAAGTCTGAGACGTATGTCAGAATGACCTCTTTCATGGCTGCCTATGACAATGCGATGCGCGCGAACAAGAAGTACCTGAAGTCCAATGGAGATGCTGCAGCTCGAAAGGCTTGGAGAGAGAACTCTAGCATCGATCTGATGGTGCCAGAGAATTCACCGGCAGAGATGCGGTGGATGGATCAGCTAGAAGCTCAGCGCTCAGGACAGATGAAAGGAAGAGCTACAGGTCGTACTGACGTTGCGGTTGCTCAGCAGATAGGAATCTTTCACTCCAACCAGTCTCACTTTATCTACACTCGGGGCAATGCTAGCAGAGTGTTGAATGGTACAGTGGGAAGATTTCTTGGACAGTACGGTACCTGGCCCACGTGGTACGCACATTACTTGAAGAGGCTAGTCAAGTATGGTTCGAAAGGGCGTCGGACAAAAGCCATTGGCCGCTTCCTCGCTATCAACGGAGCTGTAGGAACCGCAGGAGCAAGTATCTTCGGGTCCAACTTCTCTGACTGGACATTCTTCTCCCCGTTAGAGTATTCCGGTGGACCAATGGTGCAGATTCTGCAAGGAACCAAGGGAGCTATTGACTCAGGTCTGGCACGGGTACAGGGAAGGCAACCACAAGCATCTGACGCTCTTGCAGCAAGTCAGTTGAATCAGGCATGGCAGCAACTCACTCCTGGTGTTCCTGTGAGGGCCCTCATGAATACGAAGGAGGCTGCCGAGCACGCTCTAGCAGGTGACTGGAAGACGGCAGCGAAGAGATTCTCCGGCTTCCAGCCACAAGATGAATCCGACATGCCGGGATGGATACCCGACTTCAAGGACTAGAGCATGGCTAAATCACGTCGCGTCCTCAGCCCCCGCATCGTTCTGGATCCTGGCCACGGCGGTCGGGATCCAGGCGCGGTCTTCGATGGTAACAGGGAGAAGTACATCGCGAGCATCATTACCCGTAAGATTCAGTTCGCCCTGGAAGATCATTCTGCCGCGATTATCACCCGTAGTACTGACAAGTACATTACTCTCCAGCATCGATGTCGGATGGCTAACAACTATCACGGCGACGTATTCCTGTCCGTTCACCTTAATGCTGTGCCATTGGTAAGTCGCAACAAGGGGCACGAGGCTGTCGGGATGGAGGCCTGGATATATGAAGGTTCCGATAATTCTCGTACTGTTGCTCAAGAGATCTTGGAGTCGGTACGTAGTGGCTTCAAAGGTTACGGTATGAGAGGGATCAGGGAAACTAAGAAGCTTTACGTGTTGAAGCACACCAAAATGCCAGCCATTCTCCTCGAGGTAGGTTTCATCGACGGTTTGCATGATCGTATTCTCCTAACTTGTCCTGAGGTCCAGGATCGACTTGCCCAGCTTGTCGCAGACGGGCTTCTTCACGGATTGACACTCCTCGATACTTAACGTATCGTTTGTAAAGGGTTCCATACTTCAGCTTTAGTTCTTTCGCTACTGTTGCCATTCCTTTCTCCCTGATCTCTTCTGCGAGCTCAGGTGTCATGGAGATCTTCGTGTTGTTAGGACCACCGCGAGATCGAAACGGTATTCCCGCCGCTGCTAGTTCGGCCCGAACGGTGTTCTGGGATACTCCGAACTTCCTGGCAATAGCGGCAGTGCTGAGAGCTTTGGTCTGGTACAAGTCTTTCCACATGTCCCCGGCACATGCATAGTCCAGCTGGTGTGCCATAAGCTCCCAGTTGTACTTCCTGTTGTTCATGACGACTTCCACCCTATTGGGGTGAGTACGTACGTACGCGTCTGTCCATTCCACATGAGTTGATTCCCTTCTCGCAATGTCCGAGTTGCGTTCTTGAAGTGCCAGCTGGAGAGCCGGGATTTCCTCAGCAGGTCACTGTGCTTCATTTGGCCTCCTGAGTTCTTCAGGAGCCGGATCAATCGTCGAGCTTGATCATCCTGATCTGTCGTAGCGAACTCGTCAAACGTACTAGGTAGCCAGGCTTCAAGCCAGGTTAGGATCTTATTCCCCCGAGACAGGTCTGCCTTGGTGATCATGAGATCCTCTCCCAGTCTCGCCGCTGCTAGGATCATGGCCAGCCGGAGAATGTGATCCGGCTTACGCTCGAAATACCCTGCGTACTGCCTTGATGCTCCCGCTCCGACGTTTCGTGTGCGGTACCAGTCTTCGTACCATTCTCTTCCTTCGTTAGTGAGGACGTAGTTGCCTTTCATCTTGCTGATGAAGATCAGTTCCGACAGAAGGTCCTTCTTCAACCTTTCATCCAGAGGCGGCGGAATCGGAAAGCTCCGAGGAGTACTTTCCTGTACGACGAAGAGCAGCCGTGACATGAAGCCACCACCAAAGGCGTCTTTAGGGATGGCAGTTTGGATCCAGTCTATCGTACTTGCTCCTAGGAACGACAGAGCCACGTCCGAGAGCTTTGCCTCTCCTCGCATGATCGTAGCTGATGCCCATTCATCGGGACAGTCGAACAAAGCTGTCAGCATCGGGATCATGCCCTCATTGTATTTCTGCTTGCCCAGGAACACCGCCAGCTCAGGAGCGTAGATGAGGCCTACTGCCTTCGCTCTGTCCCTGAACGCCTCTACCAGTGCCTCCGGAGTAGTCTTGTCCGCGAGGATCAATCCTCCTATCTTCCTGTAGAACCCTATGCCCACGTTACACGCAGACGTCTTTCTGCACTTGCCCGATGGTGCTACGATGATCACGGACAGGTTAGGATACACGCTGTAGGATCCTTTGACGAACTTGACATTCCTGCCCAGTGCAGCCCCTATGGTGACCGCAGCTGCAAAGAAGTGAAACGCCGTAGGAGGTTCCGTGTTACGTGTGTACTCCATGTATCTGGACAGCCAGCCGCTTGACGGAACCAGGTCTTCAAAGCTGTTCTTAGAGACCCGCCCTGACGGATTGACAATCTGCTCAACCTGGTCCGTGGACAAAGCGAAAGCTGTTCTCAGTGCATCGTCTATGTCGGGGGGTCTCTGATTTTCGGGTAGGTCATTTATCCATCCAACGACCCTGTCCAGGAGTTCGGGAGTAGCCTTGTCCTGGGGAAGGGTCTGCAAGAGATTCATTAGTTTCGCGACCTGCTCGGCCAGAGAGAGTTCTGTCATACCAACGACCGTCGGAGGTACGCAATGTTCCAGTAGATGTTGCTGCGCTGCATGTCCGTAATGCTCTCTATGGTTGCCATCTTAGAACTGTGTATCGGTGCATGCCGCAGACTTGTCAGTTCGTTGAACCTGTTCCCCATCAGCCCCCACTTGACCGGCTTTCCCGTGTCCACGGAGACCTGCAAAGGTATCTCCTGACACAGCTGAGCCATGGCCACGAGCTCCTCGAGCTCGCTTACGCCCAGTAGGTGAATACGATCGAAGTACTTCGCGATCGTATCAGCATGAAAGCGCAACCAGGAAAGCCTTGGCCGCCTGAACGGAAGACACAGGATAGGAGCGTCCTGCGTGTTCATGATGAAACTCTTCTGGTCTAGCTCCGGCGCAGCTGTGAGAACGGGAATGACGGTGGTCTTGGAATCCTTGAACACCTTCTGGCAGATCTCATAATGCTTGAACGTCCATGGCAAGTCATCAATCATGTCCGGTGCGACCACGTACGTGGGGTTGATCTTCTTCGACGCGTCCAGTAGTTCGTGAGAGCTTAGAGGTCTGCCCAGTTCATGAAACCCATTATCCATGAACACTTCACGCTGTCCAGGAGTCTCTCCGTCCCAGACCGTATTGTTCGGTGCTTGATGGTAGTACTTTGCATACTCTTCGTCATTGATCACCTCCTGGGCCAGACAGAAGTCAAAGTCACACAGCGGTGAGAGGTCGTCGAGTAGCAACCGAGGAATCTCCATAGCGAGTTCAATCACAGTCCTAGCTCCTTCCTTATCGCAGCGTCCCGTTCGATAGCTGCATCGGTCTTCCCTTTGCAGTCTTTCCAGTTATTCCCGAAGTACCCTTCTGCTGGGCAATGCCAGCCATCGGGATAGTGCTTTCTCACCTCCTTGGGATTCGAGCTCGCAGCCGTGATACTGGGCCACGTTTGTTCCATGACGCCGTTTATGACATTAAACGCCTCTGCGGCACAGTCTTTCGGCGTATCAACAACAATCTCATCATGCACAGACAGGATCAGTTTTGCGTCTTTGGGCAGTCCGTCCGAGATCTGGCGTAGTGCTACATACATCATATCTGCAGCTGTAGACGCAGGCAGGAAATTATACATCTCCGTAATCTGCCTAGTGTACCACCAGCGCCGACGCATGAACGGATTCACAAGGTAGTGCTCCCGCTTCACGAAGTCCTCTTGCCCATCCCGCCAGATGTTATACACGCGGAACCGTTCGAAGAATCTCTTCACGAAAGCCTGGACCTTATCGAACGGTATGTTATGTGCCTCAGAGATAGACTGAGCGCCTCTGCCATACCCTAAGCCGTAGACAATGAACTTCGCCTCGTGCCGCTCGTCAGGTGTCACGTCTTCAATCCGCTTACCGAATGCTTCAGAGTAGACACCTTTATGTTGATCAATGCCCGAGCCCATGAGGTCCAGGCCTACGGGATCGCCTGACAGGATCATTGCAAGGCGCCACTCGATTTGAGACCAGTCCGAGGCGTACAGAACTCCCTCCTTGCCAAAGCGAGAGACGTAGATCTCCCTCATCATCCAAGGGATGTTCTGGCCGTTAGGGTTCCAGCTGTTCAGGCGGCCATTGGCAGTCTTCGACGTTCCGAATGACGGATGCACAAAGCCAGCATCGTCAGTTGGGACATTGATGAAGGTGCTGTCCATCTTCCTCAGATGCCTGATGTCGACAATCTGCCGTAGGATGGGATTGTCATACTTGTCCGCGAGATGCTCTAACGCCTCCGCATCTGCTGATCTGGACGGCGCCTTACCTTTACGCTCTCGTGTCTGTGCAGGTAGGCCCATCTCGTCGTATAGCAGCGTGCAAAGCTGTTGTGGAGAAGCCAGGTTCAGGTCTGGCTTGCCGAGTGCTCTCTTCAGCTGCTCTTCTAGTTGGTCAGCCTTCTTCCTGAGTCCCATGGACCACTTGACTGAGGTAAGCTCGTCTCGCTTAATGCCATTACGGTGCATCTCTCGGAGCACGGGCTGAACGGGCATAACGTGTTCGTAGTACAGACGTGTCATGCCGTAAGACTTGAGCTCCTTCTTCAGGTCTGCAGCTGCACGAGCCGTAGCAATGACATCCTTGCCGCAGACGGTCTGGAGATCGTTCTTGTAATGATCCCGCGACTTCCAGTAGACCATGTCCGTATGAAGGCTAGCTATGAACGAGAGGTCCTTTTCCGCCCCGAACTGCCTGCGCGCTGCTTTGATGGGCTTGTGTCCGTAGCTTGCGTTGCAGAGGTGGAACGCGACCATTGTGTCAAAGACTGGCCCCGCGAACGAGAAGCCTTTTTCTTCCGCGAAGGGAATGTCGAACGACTCCACGTTTTGACCCACGATTTCGATTTTAGGGTCCTCAGCCAATCTACGAAAGAGTAGCTGGCTACGAGAGGTCCAATCGTACACGTAAGCCTGTGTTGGTTCTGTCCCAATTCCGACCATTTTAATCGCACTGTCACGCGGGTTGAGTCCGGTCGTCTCGAAGTCAAAGCAGAAGGAGCCTGTTCGTCGTGCACTGTCGTACACAGTATCCGCAGTATGCGTAGCGCTTGCATTAGTGATAATGTCGATCGGAACGCGACGGAGCTCCGGGGACTCGCTTTCAGCTTTCGCTCGTACCATGTCGTGGACCGCGAAGGGCCACTGGTACTGCTGCCGCATGAGGAAGGCTGGGTGCCAGGTTGGGAAGACTTTCCGTTTTTCGAATCCTTCAACGGGGACGCCTCTCCACGTAGCGATTCCTTCGAGGCCTGTAAGTGCTTTAAGCGGAGTTCCCCCTGCTGCGATGATAAGGTTCGGGTTGACATCTCTGATCTCCTTGATTAGGAACTTGGCGCACCAACGTATCTCGTCTTCATTGGGTGTGCGGTTTCGCGGAGGCCTACATTTGACCACGTTGCAGGTTCGGAGCTCCTTGTGGTCTATGCCAGCGTGTCCGAGAATAGCGTTTCTCGTTCGTCCCGCTCCTCCGATGAAGGGCGCCATTCGGTCAGGACGGTAGTTGGGCTCATCTACCTCTGTCCCTCCAGGAGCTTCACCCACGTACAGGATCTTAGCGTTAGTCGGTCCCCGAGCGGGGACCGGACCAGGCTCATCGTATAGAGGACATCCTTTACAGTAGTCGTCCTTCTCAAAGCTCATGAGACTCCTTTTGGTACACCTGTGATACGCATGAACTCTTCTCGCGCTGGTGGATTGGTCATGAACACTCCGGACATAGCTGACGTGACGATATCCGCATCTGTCTTGACTCCGCGATGTCTCATGCAGCCGTGCCGACCTGAGATGATCACGGCAACTCCCTTTGGCTCGAGCACGCTTTCTAGTCTAGCAGCGATTCGTTCAGTAAGGGCCTCCTGGGTGATAGGAGAGGTAAGTTGTTCCTCAGCGACTCTTGCAAGCTTCGAGAGGCCGAGAACTTCCTTATCCGGAATGTAACCGACATACACGAACATCTCAACCGGTAAGAGATGATGCGGGCAGACTCCGTGTACCCTGTGGCCCCGAAGGACGACCAAGCTCCCGTACGTGTCAGGGAACGTGGTGTAGGTAACCCTCTTAGGGCTAAGCAGTTCTTTCCACAACCGGTAAACCCTTCGAGGTGTATTCCGGAAGTTGACATCTTCAGGGTCCTGACCGAGTCCTTCGAGGAGGAGGCGGGTTGCTTCTTCGATTTTTTGTCTGTCAAGC